GCGGGCGTCAGGCAGGCGGGCTTCGACGAGGGGCAAGCTGCAACGCTGGCGCGGGTGGCTACCCGCGACAATGCGGCGCTAAAGGCGGCGATAGCGGCGCAAAAGGTGGCAGAGGATAGGGCGACTGCGGCTGAATCAGTCCAGGCTAAAGCGCAAGCGGCGGCATTATCCACATATCAGAAAGGGGTAAGTGATGGCAAAAAGGTTACAGAGCAGCGCTTGGCTGATAATGCCGCTGGTGTTCTCAGGCTGCGCGATAGCGCCGGAGTTGCCGAGTGCGCCTCCGGTGGTACAGCTAACATGCCCCAGGCTACCGGCGGCAGACAGCCAGATAATGGCGCCGGTGGATGCGAATTATCAGGATCGGCTAGTGGATTTCTTCTCAACCTCGCAGCGGAAGCTGACGAAATGACCCTCCGGCTTCAGGCGTGCCAAGCGATAGTCAAGGCGGATCGTGAAACTTGCGGAACAAAATAGTGCGGGCGAGCACTTAGAGGTCTCCACCCCAGTGGGGGCGTTCCGGTTCGAGGGTAAGCAGTTGTTTCCCGTACTGCTAACGTGTCTATTCGCGCTGTTCATCGGCTACATTCTGTGGGTGCACGATACGCGGGCTGATACCAGGGAGCAAGCGGCAGTGTCCAGTCTCTCCCACGTCCAGGCGGCGATAGACAGGCAGGAAAAGGCTATCCGTGAGAAGATAGAAAAAGAGCAATCAAATCAACGCGTGCTAGTGTACGTCCTATCCTTGACCCAGGACGAACGAACAAAGCTAAATCTAACGAAACCCCCTGAATTGAGGGAAATGCAGCGGTGACATACCTATTCGCCCGCACGGTGGCGCTTATTTGCCTGATCGCGTTCGTGGTCGGGGTTTATGTCCACATCAATCTGTGGGGGTCAATGTCCAGGACGTGTCGTATCTCGTTCATCACCCTGGCGACTATGATCGGCGGGCTAGTCTCGTTCGTTCTGGCGCTATCCTTCGGAGCGTAAAACCATGGATTTAATCAGCCTGTTAATCACCCTCGTCGTTATCGGTGTCGCACTGTGGGCAGTCAATACCTACATACCGATGGATGGTAAGATAAAGCAGATCGTTAACATAGTCGTGGTCCTCGGCGTGGTCCTCTGGCTGTTCAGTGTGTTCTCGGGCTACCTCCCGCACGTCAGGGTCGGGAAATGATCGACTGGCAGGCGGTAATCATCGCGGGGATCGCAGCGGTTCCGGCTACCGTGGCGGCTATTGCTGCCTGGCGTCAGACCAGGACAACGCACAAGGCTGTTAACAGCCGTATGTCCGAAATGCTTGAGCTAACCCGTATGGCTGCGGGTGATCGGGCCACCCTAGTCGAAAAAACAGCGGAAAGGAACCGTAAGGGTGCGGCTGCGCTCGCCGCGCAACAGGTATCGGGCTACCCTGCGGCAGCTATGCAAACCTCGCAGGGCGTCGGTCCTACAAGTGGGCGCCCATAAAGCGCGAGTAGCGCAAACCTCCCTCGGTATGCGGATGCTAAAGGCGGCAACCCGTATCAAGGCTCCCCATGATCATCCGCTACGCCTCCAGGCGTGGGCATTCGAGCAAGCCATGGCAGACTTCTACCGCCACACTCCAAAGATAACAGCTAACCAGTTCAGGCAGACCCTCCTATCCGCACAGGCCACACTGGCCAAGTATTCCAGCAAACCTTGATACTAACACCAATAACACAGAATACCCTCCAGGCTAACTATGCCCAATAACGCAACTACAGGAAGTAAAAAACGTTCGCAACGGCGGGGTTATACGAGGGGCGTTACTGTCGATTCTTCGACACTTGAAAGTTCGATGAAGGTTAGTACGACGATTTTGGACTCGCTAACCTTCGAACGGGAGCGTGTTAAGGCATTGATTACAGGTCTTGCGCGGCATGGGTGCTCAAATTATAAGCTGGCGCTTATGCTCGGCGTGTCGTTCGGTACCGTGGCGCACTGGGGTAAGACTGGCAGGGTAGAAAGTGGGCTAGTGCTGGTGTTGGATCGGCTGCACCGCGAGTATTGCGGCGAGGTATGTCGCGTCGGTGCGCTGGCGTCAGGCAAGGCTTATGCGGTTAGGGTGTGCCATTTGGCATAGGCTAAATATTTAGGGTATGCCATTTGGCATAGGCTGAATATTTGAGCAAGGGTGCAATGCCCATGGTCTAGCTGTGCCTATGCTCTAGCGTATTCCCTCCTTTGGAGTACGACCATGGCGAACCCAGGTGATTACGGTAGTGCAGCGTGTCCCTCCAGTGAATCACGGCTGAACGAGAGCACATCATGCGGTGGCATTCCAGGGCCGTCGCATGTTGATTACCCGCTACCTCCAGACCCAAACGCGGGGCTATACGATGCGGCGACTACCCCGGCTAACCCCGAAATGGCTGACGAGATAAGCGACTACGGGCTAAACGAGGGTGTCGAGGTAGGGGCAGGCGAGACCATTGACGATTACGGCTTCGAGGGTACCTCGCAGGGTAAGCTACCCCCGACCATGGACTAGCCATGCCGTGGACTGGTGCCCAGTTTGCGGCAAAGCATAACCACGCGTTACACGGAGCGCAGGCGGACAAGGCAGCGGCGCAAGCGACAGCCATGGTACGCGCTGGCGTGCCTGAGGGTATCGCCATTGCTACGGCCAACAAACGGGCGAAACGCGCAAAGCCCGCCGCGCATGGCCTTGATTCCCTTACCCCCAGGCACCCGGCATAGGGGGGGGATGCCTCCGCGACTTAACCGGTACCTCGCGGCGTTGATTCCCCCCATTCCCTCTAAAAATATGCGCGCAAAAAAATGGAGTGAAGGTTAGCCGGTTCTTTCGGGTTACAATATCGGTTTTACAACCCGAAAGAAGATGATGAACAAGTCTGCGAAGATGAAGGAGTGGGCGGATAAGGTAAAGACGAGGGATGGTAGGTGTGTGGAATGCGGAACTGTTGAGGATTTGCACGCACACCACATAAAACCGAAGTCGAGTCACCCGGAGTTGAGTCTTGAGCTTGGGAACGGAAAGACACTGTGCTACAGGTGTCACAAGGCTGAGCATGAACGGAACAGGCCGATGCGGATAAGGAGCAACAAGCCGCGCCGGAGCACACTGGAGGCGAGGGTAAGGCAGTTGGAAAAGATGGTGCAGGAACTTGAAGGTGAAATTGCGAAGGAAAGGAAGATGAAGATGTACGAACGAACTGGAAAAATAATGCGGGGTGATAAAGCATGAGTGATAGAGGATACGTGAGGGCGGTACCGGTGGTATTTGGGACTGCTGGAACTGCGACGGCGGTGAGTGAAGCGGTTGGTACGAACACCAGCAATCCATGGTTGGGACCGCGTGATGATATGTCGGTGCAGGCGGTGGTGTCGGTCACGGTGACGAGTACGGGGACGGTGACTGCGATCATTGGGGGGCAGGCGGTGTTGCAGACTTCGAACGATTCTGCGAACTGGATACCGCAGGCGACGGCGATAGCGACGGCTACGGTGTCGGTGGCGAGTACGGGGGTGGTGGTGGCGACGGCTTCTAGTACTGCGGCGGCGGCGTTTGTGTTCACTGGGAAGTACGGGTACGGGCGGGTGGTGGTGTCGAGTACGGGGTCGGGGAATACGAAGGGCTACGTGGCGTACTGATGCCATACGCGGATCAAAACTCGGATATGGAGGCGATGAATGGCGCGGCCTGACGGACGGACAAGGGGGGAAGCGAACAACAACCCAGGGAACATCGAGCGGAACGCTACGAAGTGGAAGGGGATGGACCCGGATCAGTCGCGGGATTCCCGGTTCGTGGTGTATCTGAATCCGATGTGGGGGATACGGGCGTTGGCGAAAACGCTTCTGACGTACAGCACGCTTTATCCGGAAGGGACGCCGGGGGACATTGACACTGTACGTGAGATTATCAACCGATGGGCGCCGCCTGTGGAGAATGATACGGGGGCGTATGTGCGGGCGGTGGCACAAGAGGTCGGGGTGAACCCGGATCAGCACATTCAGGTAGACGACCATGAGATCCTGAGGCGGCTGGTCATGGGGATTATCCGGCATGAAAACGGCAGGGTCATATATACCGATGCGGACCTGGACGATGGGATAGACAGGGCACTCGCCTGATGCCTGCAAAACCGAAGCCAATAGATTGGGTCTCCGTGGAACTGGAGTACCGGGCCGGGCTGATGACGCTGAAGGACATAGGGTCGCGGTATGGGGTCTCGGATGTTGGGATCATCAAGCGGGCGAGACAGTACGGCTGGACCCGGAGTCTCCAGGCGAAGATCGAACAGGAGAGGGAGAACCGGCTGAACGTCGTCATGGCGCAAGTGAAGCAGGCAGAGGGTGCGGTTATATCGTATCCGCTGGAACGGCAGACGATTGAAATCAACGCACAGATGCAGGCTGATATTATCCTGAGTCACAGGAGGGACATAAACAGCCTTCGCCTGACGGTGGCTGAAATGGCGAATGACCTGGGGGACCTGGGGGACAGGCGGATCAAGCTGTTTGTGGACTCCATACGTGCGGGGTCACTGAAGGCCGGGGATGAAGTCAAGGTGCTGGCCGGGGCTTTGGAGGCAGCGATAGCTCTACCGCAGAGGTCGAGTATCGCGGTGAAACTGGTCACGGCGTTGAGTACCCTGGTGGACAAGGAACGGCAGGCGTTTGGGATAGACAAGGGGGAAACCAGTGCGAGGTCGTTAGGCGAGGTTCTTGATTCGCTGTAGTTTTTTATGTTTTCGTTACGTCATTTAAGGAGAATCGTGATGCGTGGTGAACTGTACTGTGAAGTGAGTAGTGAATTGAAGGACGGATACCGCTGGAGGTTGTATGCCAGGAACGGAAGGCTGATAGCGTGCGACGGCGAGGGGTATACGAAAAAGACGCACGCACGCCGGATGTTCGAGAAGCTGTTTCCCGGCGTCATATTGAAGGACTTGACGGATGCCTAATCTGACGCCAGAGCAATCGGCCAAGGCCGCGTTGCTGGCGAACGATTTTCTGTATTACGCTCCGCGTTGTCTGAAGATCAAGACGAAGCAGGGGAAACTTGAGCCTTTGGTCCTGAACCGGGCGCAGCTTTTCCTGCATGAGAAGATCGAGGAACAGAAACAGCGGACTGGTCGTGTCCGTGTCCTGATCCTGAAGGGGAGACAACAGGGTATCAGTACCTACCTGGAGGCACGGTTCTACCACGTCACCAGCATGAGGCGGGGCAAGAAGGCGTACATCCTGACGCATGAACAAGCCGCGACGGACAACCTCTTTGGCATGACCAAGAGGTACCACGATAACTGTCCGGAAATGCTGAGACCATCGACGCAGAACTATTCATCGAAGGCATTGACCTTCGACAGACTTGATTCAGAATTCTCCGTTGCAACGGCTGGCTCCAAGGATACCGGGCGATCTGGTACCGGCCAGTTATTCCATGGCTCAGAAGTCGCCTTTTGGGCCAATGCGGCTGACCACATGGCGGGCATCGGTCAGACGATCCCTAACGACGATGGCACGGAGATTGCCCTTGAGTCAACGGGAAACGGTATCGGGAACGTGTTTCATGGGATGTGGCAGGACGCCATACGGGGGGACTCGGATTACATGGCGGTGTTCATTCCATGGTTCTGGCAACCAGAGTACGCGACGGAAGTTCCAGCGGTCGTAGGGGGCTGGCTACCAGACTCTGAAGGCATCGAGTACATGGAGTTGTATGGCATCAGTCTGGAACAGGCGTATTGGAGGGAACGGAAGATCAAGACGGACTTCCGTGGCGATGCCAATATGTTCGATCAAGAGTACCCGGCGACTCCGGAACTGGCCTTCCGGAGACAGGCTTTGGAGTCCATGATTCCGATAGCTTGGTGCGAGAAAGCCCTGAAGGAAACGGAAATCGAAGCTGTCGGGGCGAAGATATTGGGCATTGACCCTGCGGAGTACGGCGAGGACTCCACGGTGTTCATCATGCGGCAGGGGAGAGTCGTAGAGAACTTGAGGCGGTACCACAAGCGCGGTCCGATGGAGATAGTAGGGCTTGCTGCTTCCTGCATCGACGAGTGGACTCCAGACTTCATCAATGTGGACGCGGGCGGTATTGGTTCTGGAGTCGCGGATCGGCTTGCGGAGTTGGGGTATCCAGTGACTCGGGTTCTGTTCGGGGAGCGTGCTCTTGAGCCTGAACTGTACGCCATACGCAAGGACGAAATGGGCGGCGAAATGAAAACGTGGTTTGAGGCCGGGCCGGTCAGAATCACGGTGGACGAGAAAGAACGGGATGCTCTGAAGGCAGATATATGTGGTCCCTCGTTCACGCATGATTCCTCACGCCGTTTGAAAGTCGAGTCGAAAGAGCACATGAAGCGGCGAGGTCTCAAGTCTCCAGACGCGTTCGATGCGCTCGGTCTCACATTCGCGGTGCCATGCGTACCGACTGCGAAACGGTTACGCGTGAACCGCACGATGAATCCGACGAACTGGCGGGCTGCGTAATGTCCCTCGCGCAATACAGCGTGGACGAGATACCTGACGCGCAGCAACGTGCGCAGCAGCAGCAGATGGTTGTATCTGCTTCGAACGCCAGCGTGGACGCGATGCCAGGGGGAAGGTCGAATCAGGGTCTCTCCGTCGATAAGCTCGATCAGTTTCTGTACGAAATCAGGCTGCAACCGATGTGGCGGCGTGAAGCGGATATGGACTGTGAGTATTACGATGGAAACCAGCTTGACAATGCGACCCTGGAGGATATGCAGCGTCTAGGGATGGCGCCGCTGATCCGGAACTACGTCCGTCCGACCATTGACGTGGCACTGGGGATGGAGGCCAAGACGCGGACTGATTGGCGCGTGGACGCTGACCGGGATGATGACGAGGAAGTCGCAGAGGCAATTTCGTTCAAGCTCCACCAAGCGGAGAGAGAATCGAGGGCGGACCGGGCGTGTTCGGACGCGTACTCTGGACAGATGAAAGCAGGGATTGGATGGGTGGAAGTCAGTCGGGCCTTGGACCCATTCAGGTATCCGTACTACGTGGGGAATGTTTCAAGGCGCGAAATCTTTTGGGACTGGAGGGCGAAGGAGCCTGACCTGTACGATGCCCGGTATCTCGTCCGTAGGCGCTGGCAGGACGCGGACATTCTTGAGTTGATGTTCCCGCAGCATGTTGATCTGATCGGAGCTTTGGGGTGGTCTAAAGCGAATTGGGATACCCCTCTGACGGACTTCCCTGCTATTGGAGGAAGAACATGGCTCTACGAACGCGACGTGACTATCCCCGAATCAGACTGGCGGGACAGCACCAGAAAAAGACTTTGCCTGTACGAAGTCTGGTACCGGATGTGGGTGCGGGGTTTCGTCATCCGGACACCGGATGGCCGCACGATCGAGGTCGATATGGAGAACCCTCGCCATGCCCAGGCGATAGCTGCTGGCGTTGTCGAACCAATACCAGCGATCTACCCGAAGATGCGGCTCTCATGGTGGATTGGACCACACCGACTTGTGGATATACCTTCACCGTACAAGCACAACGGTTTCCCGTATGTACCCTTTTGGGGGTACCGCGAGGATTTGACTGGCATACCGTATGGTTTAGTGCGGTCTATGCGGTCCCCGCAGGACGAAGTGAATGCTCGTTTATCGAAGATGATGTGGTTACTCTCAGCCAAGCGGGCGATTCTTGATCCTGACCAAGTGGATGACATAGACGAACTGCGGCGTGAAATGAATCGCCCGGATGCGATCATTGTGTTGTCTGCAAGAAGGAACCGGACGAATGCGAGGTTCGAAGTCGAGTCGGATTTCCAGTTGACGACACAGCAATTCGAGGTACTGAAGGATGCTTCTGAGTCGATTCAGAAAACGGCTGGAGTCTATCAAGCGATGCTTGGGGACAAACAACCTGGGGGCGCTAATAGTGGCGTGGCGATTAACTCTCTGGTTGAACAGGGAACGACGACGCTGGCCGAGATAAATGACAATTTCCGTTTTGGTCGTCGCATGGTTGGTGAAATGCTGGTCGGTCTCCTGGTAGAAGATATGGGGCGTGAGCCACAGGTCTTGAATGTGGACGAGACTTTCGGGAACAGCAAGAAGCAGATCATGCTGAACAATCCCGTCGTCGTGAACGGGGTTCAGATGCTGAACAATGATGTGCAGCGGGCGATGATAAAAGTGGCATTGGAGGAAATACCAAGTACGCCGTCGTACCGCGCACAGCAGTTGATGGTGTTGTCGGAGCTTACCAAGTCTCTCCCCGAACAGATACAGGCGTTCGTAGTACCTTTCATTCTTGAGTCATCGGAAATGCCGCATCGGCGCGAGATTGCGGATCAGGTCAGGAAGGCTCTTGGCATTGATTCAGGCGGGATGCAGACCTTTACGAAGGAACAGGTGCAGATCGAAGTGCAGAAGGCCATAGAGCAATTTGCACAGCAAATGCAGGTACAGCTTGAGGACCGTAAGGTCAAGGCGCTGGAGAAAGATGCGGAGACTCGCCGGTTGTCGGCGGAAACGAAACTGGTGCAGGGGAATGCACAGATCGCAGCGGATCAACAGGGAAAAATACAGGAAGCGAAAACGAATCTCGCGCAAGCCCAATTCGATTTACTTGATATGATTCTACAACACGATGCCGCGCTGGACGAAGCGCAGACGGCGAATCGTGGTACGCAAATCGCTTCTGAAATGTCTGCTTAACTAGGAGAACAAAATGTATCTCGGTGAAAAAGTGTTTTACCATCCGGCTAGCGCCGAAATGACGGCCAATCCGCATCTTGGGTGGATCACGCGTGAGAACGAGGACGGAAGCGTGAACGTCGCGGGGTTCGACCCGATGGGTGCGCCGTTCTTGCAGCACAACGTCAGGCTCGCGGACGAGGCCGGGGAAAAGCATGAGACGTGGGCGATGCGTACCATGCGCGACGTGGTTCAGCGGGCCGGGAAGCGCATAGCGAAGGCCACGGAAACGCTGACCGATGGCGGCGGCGAAACGAAAACCGACACCGCGAAGGGGTAACGATGACCGACTACGCTTCCCAAGCGGAAAAGGCGAAAGCGCGTCATTTGAAGTGGCGCGAAAGGAACCGTGAAAAATTGCGCGCGGGCCAGCGAGCAAAGTATGCCGCTGATCCTGCGCCATTCACGGCGAGCGCAAAGAAATGGCAGGAAAAGAATCGAGAGATTGACTTGCAAAAGCGCAGGGAGAGAGCGAATCGCAGGTATGCCGCTGACCCGGAGAAATTACGGGCAATGGCGCGTGCTGATTATGAAGCGAACAAGGAGATTCGAAAAGCTGCTCATTCAAAGTGGAAGCGGGAAAACCCGCATTTGAACAGGGAGCATGTGAGGGCAAGAAAGGCAAAAGTTATGCACGCGACTCCTGCGTGGGCCAGCAGGGAGAAGATTCTTGAAGTATACAAGGATGCGGTGCAACTGACGAAGGAAACTGGCGTGGATCATCATGTTGACCATATCGTTCCGCTGAAACACGATTTGGTATGCGGTTTGCATGTTGAATTCAATTTGCGTCCGTTGCCAGCGTTCGACAATTTGAGCAAGAAAAATCGCTGGTGGCCTGATATGCCGGAGGCAGCATGAGCACGGATTTTGCGGCACAAATTAGATATGATTGCTTGCCCTACATCAACGGCGATGGCCTTGATGTAGGGTGCGGGGATTTTCGCCCGCATCAGTGGATCGTCGGAGTCGATATAAGCGCAGGCACTTGCGACCGTGGACCGAACCATGTTCGGGACGCACGTAAGCTCGCCGGGTATTTCGCGGACGAATCGCAGGACTACATTTTCTCGTCATACCTCTTGAACGAACTGGAGGATTGGGAAAGCGTACTCGCCGGGTGGTGGCGGCTGATTAAGCCTAACGGCTATTTGATACTTTTTCTCCCAATCGAAAAGCACGCTGATCTGGTGGAGAAATGCGGGCCGCGCATGGTGGTGGATGCGATGTTGCCCTTGAAGCCGTGGCAGATGGTGGACGCGCGCGTGAACGGAAATGCGTTCTTCCAGGTATACCGTAAGTGCGAAGGCGATACCGTACAGCATCCTGAACCGGACAAGGTTTGTGCGGTCTTGAAGCTCGGTGCCCATGGGGATGCTATATGGGCATCGAGCGTGTTCCCCGGCCTGAAGGAACAGGGGTATTACACCCTGCTCTATTGCCAGGAGACCACAGAGGAAATCTTGCGGCATGATCCGAACATCGACCGGATCATCCGCTTTTCGAGCAATGTTCCCATGGGTGAACTGGGACAGCTATTCACTTGGATGGAGAAAAAATACAAGAATTGCCGCATCCTTGTGGAAACGGTAGAAGGCACATTACTTCCGAGTCCACAGAAAGTGCAATACCACTTTCCGCAGGCGATGCGGCATAAGGTTATGGACTTCAATTACCTGGAAATGCACGCGCTGCGTGCGGAGATTCCATTCCATCCGGAGCATCAGAAGTTCTACCCGAACGACGAGGAAAAGGTATGGGCCAATGAATTCCGAAAGACGCTCACGCAATATGTGGTCGTTCTGGTGCCCAATGGATCGAGCATCACAAAGCAGTGGCCTTACGCTGGCGAGCTTGCCCGTTATCTTCTGCGCCGAAATGACGTGTCGGTGGTGGTCCTGGGCGATCTTCGGGGCTGCACCTTCGAAGATCATCCCAGGCTGCACCAAATCGGAACCGAATGGCCGATGCGACGGTGCATGACGTTTGCACAGCTTGCGAACGTGGTGGTCGGTCAAGAGACTGGCATCGTGAATTCCGTGGCGTTCGAATCGGACGTGCGGAAGATTGTCTTGATGACGCATTCGAGCAAGGAGAACCTGACGCGGGACTGGCCGAATACGACAACGATGGTCGGAATGGCATCCTGTTACCCATGCCACCGGCTACATTATGACTTTAGTTTTTGCAATAAACATGAAGGCACCGGAGCGGCATTGTGCCAATCGAAAATAAGCATGTTCGACGTTCTCGAAAAAGTACTTGGAGCGCTTGATGGCAATGAAATTGAACAATCTGACCGGACGCAGCTTCGGGCGGTGGCAAGTGGTTGAACGCGACTTAAAGAAAATCAGAAAAAGAAAAATAAATTCATCGAATCGCAGGCCAGCGAAAAGGCCAATGTGGCAACGGGTGCCCTTGAAGTCTGAGGGCTGTTCAATGGACCACGTAGGAGAATCATTATGAGTGTCGGTCCAGACAAAATTGGTGCCGTATACGACTTCCTTAACGGGACTGGCGGCGCCGTGACTACGACAGGAGCAGGCGTGCCTGTTTCCCTGCCGCCTGGAAGGAAGGCAATCCAGGTGAACATGGGGACGGGGATCGTCGCTGCGTTGAAAGTCCAGAATTCCGTCGATGGGACGAACTGGTTTGACGTAACGACGAACACGATTGCGAATTCGGGCAATATCTACGAAGTGGACTCGGCTATTCCCCGGTGGCGCAGCAACTTCACGCTGCTGACCACGGCGGCGACTACCGCGTCACCGTTTGTTGCGGTGATTACGCAACAGGCTCTCTAAAAGGAGTCTGAATCATGGCGACAGTGAAAAACGGCGCGCAAGTAACGGATCAGAACGCGAACACGCTCTCGGGCGTGCAAGTGGATACTGCTCTGATCGGTTCGGCGGGTGTGGTGATTGCGAAGGGCTATACGGGCGGCATGTACGTCGTCGCCGGTACGCAAACATCGAGTCTTTCCCCGGTAATTCTCAGCCTGCAAAACGCATTTCCCGGAGACCGTATTACCGTGAAGAAGTACACCACGGCTGTCATTGGTACCGGCGCAAGTCAAGTCGTCGTCGTCAGTGGTTCGGCGGCAGGCGCGGTCGTCGGGGCGTTCCAGATCGGGACTGCCGCGCCGAATCAGGTGGACGCCGTTTTCGACGGCGTGCAGTGGCGGTAGCAGTACGGGTTAATTCGTAAGACACACGATACGTGACAAATTCCGCATCCATGCGATAAAAGGAGAAGTGATGGGCAACCCTGCTGTAAAAGACCTACGGTACTATCTGGAGCACACGGACGAAATGCCTACTGACCCGAAAGAGTTGGAACGGCTGGCGAACGAACACATGGACCTGGCCATGGAAAGTGGCACGGAAGTGATGAACGTGGACAAGATCGTCGGTGAACAACCTCCGGAGCCTGCGGCTAACAAGCCTGCGGAAGTGCAAGCGGAGCCGGAGAAACCGGCTGAACCGGCCAAGGCTGCGGAAGCAGCGAAACCGGCAGAACCCGCTGCTGAAGTGAAACCAGACGGCATACTTGCCAAGGACGGCAAGAATGTAATCCCGTACTCTCAACTGGAAACAGCGCGGCAACGCGCAGCCACGGCGGAAGCTCTGGCGAGGGCACAAGCGGAGGAATTGGCGGCGCTCAAAGCGCAAAAGCCTGCCCCTGCTGCGGAGCCTGAGTTTCTGACTGCGGATGAACTTGCAGCACTGGAAGCGGACTCGCCCACACTGGCGAAACAGCTTCGGACGCAGCAAGCGGCAATTCAGTCATTGAGGGAAACGGTTGCAACCGTCACGCAAAGCGTTCAATCACGCGTTGCGGCAGAGGAAGCGGAAGCGAAGTCGGATATTCAGACTGCGATTGACGGGAATGCGGTGTTGGCTTCATGGCAAACATCGGAAGATCAGTCATTGTGGGCTGAAGCAACGCGCTTCGACAAGCTACTGCGGGAGTCACCGAAGTACGCCAATGTGCCGTATGCAGAGCGTTTTGCGAAGGTGGTAGAACTGACGCAGAACGCGATGGGTCTTGAAGTGCCGAAACCGGCAGAAGCAGAACAACCCACACAGGAGCAAATCAAGGCGGCGGCGTTGGACAAGCTCAAGAAGGTAGCAGCCAAGAGCACACCGACGACGCTTTCGCAAATACCGGGTGGTGCGCCTCCTGCGGTTGATGAATTGGCAAAAGTCGAGGGCATGAGTCCCACAGCATTGGGAAATCAGTTCTTGAACATGACCAAGGATCAGATGGAAGCGTACTTGAGCACACTGTAATAAGGAGCCATCATGGCTACAAATATCCCGTATGGGTCGGCGCTGGCGCGCAAGGTGTATGGCGCTGCGCTGTTCGCTGCGGTGCAGATCGAGCCGGGTTTTATGAACCTGCTCACTGGACCCGCACCGAAGCAAGCGGAAGCTGAGGCCAAGCTGAAAGGCCAAACCTCGGCGGAATACCCGATTGTGCGTGTCACGGACCTGAGTAAAGGCGCGGGCGCGAGCGTATCGGTGGACCTGTTCAACAACCTGACCGGCAAGCCGGTAATGGGTGACAAGCGCATCGTCGGTAAGATGATGAGCCTTACCTATTCCAGCATGGATGTGCAGATCAATCAATACCGTGGTGGCGCTGATGCCGGGGGCCGGATGACGCAGCAACGCACGGTTTGGAACCTGCGCGGCATCGCCATGGCGGGGCTGACGAACTGGTCGGGGCGGCTGGAAGATCAGCTTTGCCTCGTCGCAATGGCTGGAGCACGCGGTTCGCAGAACACGGCGGACTGGGTAGTGCCCCTGTCCACGGACACGGATTTTTCCACCATCATGGTGAATTCGGTGCTGGCTCCGACGAAAAATCGGCAGTTCTACGCCAATGACGGCTCGCTTCCGGCGAACCTGGACACGTCGGACATTCTGACGCTGACCGACTTCGACCGTGTGGCATCGGTGCTGAAAGATTCGCTGATCCCGCTTCAGTCGATCAAGATCAAGGGCGACGTGTACGCCTGGAACGACCCTCTCTGGTGCTGCTTTGTCACCAATCGGCAATGGCTTTACCTCCAGACGAGGACCGGCGAGAAATCGTGGCGTGCCTTCCTGCAAAACGCTTACGAACGGCGTTCCAGCGGGATGCGGCATCCGCTGTTCTACGGCGACGTGGGCATGTGGGCCGGGATTCTGATTCGCCCGATGAACCGGCTGGCAATCCGCTTCAACGCGGGTGACACGGTGAACATCGACACCGGGGGCGCGAACGGCAAGACCTTCACGGCGGGCACGTCAACGGCTGCGGTTGCAATGGACCGTGCGTTGATTGTCGGCGCCCAGGCGCTGCTCAAGTGCTACGGCCAGCATCAGGGGTCGGAGTACTACTACTCCTGGCATGAGGAACTGGTGGATCACCAGAACGCGGTGGAAACCAGTGTCGCCATGATGGGCGGCGTTGCTAAGACCCGATTCCAGGTCTATGACGGGGTTGCGAATGTTGATACCGACTATGGTGTGGCGGTACTCGATTCGTATGCGCCCGACCCGACGACAGCGGCTGGTAAAGCGTTGCTGGTCTAACGCGAAAATAGGAGAGAATAGACATGGCTCAATATCTCGCGGACAACTTCGGCCAGATTCCCCACAACGGGGCGTATGGCAACAAGAGCGTAGTGGTCGGATTGAATTCCGACATTTCGCAAATCAACGGTGCCGCTGGCATCGCCAACGCGGATACCCTCGATCTGGTCAAGATTCCAGCGGGTGCCCGCGTCCTATCCGGTTATCTTCAGACCGGCACGTTTGCCATTGCCACTTCGACCGTGGTAGTCGGCATTCGGTACGCTGACGGCACTTCGACAGGTGGGACTACCGGCACGGCTGTTCTGGTCGGTGGCACTTCCTCTGCGATTATCGCTGCGTTGACACCGTATGCGTTCCGGTTCGAGCAGCCGTTTGTGAATGACGCGGATACCATCGCGTACATCACTTGGCTGTCGCCGGGCGCCCCATCGGGTGCATCGTCCAAGGCCGCGCTGTCCTGCGTCCTGGAGTACATCGCGGACGGTACCAAGTAAGGCTTGGCTCACCTTAGGGCCGTTTATGCCCGCGCTGACGCCATCAGCGCGGGCTTTTTCAAAGGAAACGAATATGAGTTTCAATTTTGATTTTGTGGCAACGCAGAAAGATGCAGCGGCAATCGTGGAAAGCGAACATGCACCGGAATGTGTGAAAGGTTTTCTGCAAATGGGGCTGCTTGCGTTCAAGCCGGAAGATCATGTTCACGTAAAGGCGATTGGGCATCTGTTTGATGGGCCTGGGAGCTATGACCGCAGTAGCGCGGACCTTTGCGTGGAAAGGGCGATGGTTCGCGTGCATGTACCGAAGGAGGCGGCATGAGTAGGGTCGTCTATATCGGCCTGAAGGAACAGAAGGCGGATAACGTCGCCGGGACGCGCCTCGTCTGGATTCGCGGCCAAGTCCATGAAGTCGAGGACGAACTGAAGGCTGCGATCTTGCTGAAGCATCCGCTGATATGGGCGGACGCGGACAAGGAGTACGCGCTTACGCAGCTTCCGAAAGCGGTGGAACCGGCGCCCAGGGTGAGCGTGATTCCCGTCGATTCAGTCTCCCCGTACTGGGAGCCGGTGGTCATCCAGGTGACAGAGGACGTGTTCAAGAGGCTCATGGCGAAGGAACTGTGCGCGATCTTTGTCACGGAGAAAGAGGCTGACGCCTTCGCGGACTATCGGCTGCAATCGAGCAAGGTTCCAGTGGTCACTGCTGCGGAGCCGGAAGTCGAAAAGCCGGATGTGAGTCCGCAGGAAACCGGGCCGGTGGCGGAAAAGAGGGTTGCTGAATCGAAAAGCAAGAAGGAAGAAAGGGAAGCAAGGATGAAAAAGCAGGAAGCGGAGTTCCAAGCTGCGCTCGAAAGCGCGACGAAAAAGGTAGCGTAGGATCATGGCGACGATGCAGAGCATTTTGGATGAAGCGCGGCTTGATCTGAACGACTCTGCATCGACTGACTCTGATCGGCGCAACCCGGATGCGAACCTGCTCAAGTACGCGAACGATGCCTTGGCGAAGGCGTTTGTTTTGCGTCCGGACCTGAATTATGGGAACTACGGGAGCACCTTCGCTGATCTTACGACTGCATCGACCTTCCCGCTGCCGCTGGAGTACCGGCCTGCGGTGGTGAATTACATCGTACATCGGTGCGAGGGTGGCGATGACCAATTTGTGAGCGATGGTCGGGCGGCGTTGGCGCTGAAGCTCTACAAGGAAGATTTGGGGGTTGAATGAGCACGACCTACTCGGCGGACTGCTACAACTACGTTCTCCCCGACTTGCCCATGGCGCCTCCGACGCTGGTGCTGAACGCCATCAGGGATTCCGTCATCGAACTGTGCGAACGCGCCCTGATCTACCGGCAGGAATTGCAGGAAATCCTCGTCCTGGGTCCGACTTCGACGACGCTGGCGGCGGATGCCGCGATTGCCGCAACCTCGATCACGGTTGCGGATATAACCGGCTTTGCGGACGACGACACGATCACCGTGGAACTGGATGACGGGACTCTCTGGCGAGGTCACGTATCCGGAACCCCGTCAGGGGTCACGATCAATCTGGACGGCGCGTTGAACGACGAAGCGAACAGCGGGGCAACGGTAACGAAGCTGGTGTACCTCTACCCCATCACGGTTCCGACCGGGACGGCGTTCGTCAAAGTGCTGAAGGCGTGGCTGAACGATTCTCCGCTGGACCCTATCAGCGAGGACGATCTGGATAACGAGTTCAACAACACGGACTTCGCATGGGTCGGGACGAACTGGCGAACGGACGTGAACGTACCGACCCGGTTCTACATGGCAGACGATACGACGATAGGGCTTACCATGCCACCATCGACGTGCGGCGAGGGCAACCTACGCATCCTGGCTGCATTGAAGCCTACGCGGGCTTCTACCACGTTTCCGACCATCATCTACGAGAGATATGTCGAGACCATAGCTCATGGGGCCAAGTACCGGATCATGCAGATACCGAAAAAGCCGTACACGGACCTGAAAATGGCTGCGTACCACTATCAAATGTTCAATTCGCTGGTTGGGGAAGCGATGATACGCGCCGCCAAGAGCGCGACTCGCGCCCCGCTGAGAAGCCACACGATTTATAATTTACGATGAAACCTGATATGGTGGCGCAATGAGTGCGGCTTTACTTTGTACGGATAACACCTACGGCACGATAGCCTCAAGCCTGACCGCAGGCGCCGTGTCGATCACGCTGACGACCGGGCACGGTGCGCGGTTCCCGGTGGTGACTCTCGGAACGAATATCCTCTACGCTACATTGTTGTCCGCTGCGAATGTGCTGGAGGAAATTCACATCACGGCGCATTCTTCCGGTTCGGACACATTGACCGTAACGCGTGGCGAGAATTCGACAGCGGCAAAAGCCTGGAGCGCGGGAGACAGGATCGAATGCCGTCAAACCAGTGAAATGTTCACCGGCATTCTGGCCGGGACGATCCCGTTCTCGCATATCCAGGTGGAGGGCGTGACTTCGACCGGGGCGACTGGAACCGGGAAGCTGGTATTCGACACGTCGCCTACCATCGCTACGCCGGTCATAAATTCCGCTGCACACGTAGGTGGTACGTGGGTTGCCGATGCGACCTGGACGCTTCCGGCATTGACCCTCGGCGGGACTGTTTCAGGCGGCGGCAATCAGATCAACAACGTCATCATCGGGACTACTACCCCGCTGGCAGGCAGTTTCACGACGCTTTCTGCAACCGGGCATGTGACCTTTGAAGGCGTGACTTCGACCGGGGCAACCGGGACGGGCAATCTTGTCTTTAGCGCCTCGCCTACCTTGACTGGCACACTCGCCGCTTCTGCTGGTACTTTCTCTAGTACTCTTGGGGTGACTGGTGATGTATCAATAAACACCAACAAATTTGTCATTACAGGAACTACTGGAAGTGTTGTTTCTGCTGGATCATTTAGAACTTCCGGTGTGAATAATGCCGGAATTGGAGTAGGAAGCAGTTTTTTAAATGGCACTATTTTTAGTGCTTCGGGTGCCCACATAACATCTGGATTAACATCTTATTCAACATATACTTCAACGGTAGTATCTCCATCAGATGCTACTACAGCATATATAGACTTCCAATCTCAATGTTCAACTGCAAATTCAGCGTTCACTTGTACAAATCTGCGAAGTTTTTCTGCTAATCCGAGTAAAGGTGCTGCATCAACAGTTACTAATGTAACTGGATTTTATTGCGCTAATATTGCCGGTCAAGGATCAAACCAGTATGCTTTTTATTCGGACAATGGGAACGGTGGCGGCGGTGGAGCAAATAC